CACATCAAAGTCAGGACCGTTGCTTGTATACTCAACAAGTTCGCGGACCTGTAGGGAGTCAAGATATCCCTTGACGCCTTCCTTACCACCAAAGGTCCATGCTTTAGGATATGCTTTAGCACATACCTTAGAACCATTGCCAATTAGTGTATTAGCAGGGAAAGGATTACGTTGTGCATCCACTACTCGAATACTTCTGGGATCACCGTTAAAGGTTGTAGTGAATTGCTTGAGTGTAACAAAGTTACCACGCTTATCATCTGGCTTTTCTGCTGATACATTCTTAACAGTCAGCCCGACATCCTGTGCAATCTTTAAATTATCAGGATCAAGATTACAAATATCAATAGTGTACTCAGGCTTCTCTGGGTTGATCGTGTTAGGCTCAAACACCTTTGCCCAGTAAGCTTCACCAGTGATAAAGATAGGGTCTGCGTAATTTTCGTTAGCCATTTTATTTTCTCCTTGAGTTTCTAAATTTAGTTTCTATCTTGTCTACTACACAAGAACACACATTATAACATGCGGTATCTTATAAGTCAACAATCTTTGTCAATTAATTTGTACTCTACTTCTTTCATCAAGTCATCAACTGATACTTGAGTTAGTAGGTCGTTTCTACCTCTTCGGCTGTAGAATTTATACTTAGCATCTGAGGCTCGTTCTACGTCTATATTTTCTACTTTTTTAAACGCAAATTCTTTTAACCTTTCTCTATTAATCATAAGAAAATCTGTGTTTCTTTCAAAGGCAATCTCGTCTGCCTCTCCATGTAACCACCCAAAAGCGCCACGGACATTCACAAACTCAATCCATAGCCACTCGTCATTTACTTTATTATCTGAGCGGTTAGTTTTCTTCTGAGCTTTAACATCGACAGAGAAAAATTTATTTTCTTTACTACTTACTAGATGAAAGTCTATGTGCTTCTTAATGTTTTCCTCTTTTGTTGCATCATAAACGAGCCATCCTAAATCTTCCATTGATTGTTTAAATAAATCTTCTGCTTTTTTGCCTACGGAATACTCTCGGGCGTAAGACATTACGCTACTAGACGATAGCGAGTGTACGCATCACCGTCTGGGGTCATTGCCTTGACTGCTTCAATAACATATCCTTTCTGACGTAGGCGAGAGATAGCGGCGGTAAGGTTCTCACACCAGCCTCTTTCAATAGCTGTCTTACGGGTTACTCTCATGCCCTTCTTCAAAGCACGAAGAATTTTATTATCTACTGATTTTGTCATGTTGTTCTCCATTGTAATTGGTTTGTGTATGGTACTACAAGCAAGCAGGAATGTCAACCTAATAAGTAACTACTGCTTACGTAGTAAGCTAAGTAGTAGTTACTATTAGTGGGTCTCTGCCCATGTCTTGCCTACTTTATATTGCGAGTCAAGTGGACACACAACAGCTAGGTTACGAGACGTATCTAAGATAGCCTCTTTAGTTATTCTACAGAAATTAAGAGTATCTTTTATACTAACTTCAAACTGATACTCATCGTGAATAGATGCAACAAGTTTAGCATCTACCCCTCTTTCATTTATTATCCTAGTTATTTGAACTAACCATTCTTTACAAATGATTGCTCCTGCACCTTGCAGTAAAGTATTTAGTGCAGCATGTTCTGATCTAATTTTTAGATGTCTACCATCCAGACCTAAGATAGAACCTTCTCTTGCAGCCTCAGTGACTTGGTTGCGTAGTCTTTTAAGGGCTGGCATATTACCTAAGAACCTTTCTATAAGGTCTCTTCCCTGTGCAGACCCACCACCAACAACCTTACCAATCTTGGCAGCACCAGCACCATATAGGAATGCGTAGATAAATGTCTTTGCTTGGTCTCTATTGGTTAGCCCTGCCATCTTCATGTTGGCTGTATGTACGTCACCATTTACTACTTCATTGATGTATGCTTTGTCTCGCATGTAGTGTGCAAGACAGCGTAGCTCTAGTCCAGAAGCATCTGTACCTATTAGGTTGTACTTTTCTGGATCAGAGATAGTCCACAGCGATCTAAACTCTTTGCCGTAGGGACTGTAAGATGCAGGGACTTGAGCCATGTTAGGACTGTTGTGAGCCATACGACCCGTCACAGTTTTGAGCGTCATCACCCTGCCTCTAACCTTCTCGTCGTCGTGGCACTCTTTGATCCACGACTTTAACATTCCTGTACGCTTCTGTAGCAAAAAGAACCTACTAAACATCTGAGCTTCAGGCATTTTAATATGGCTCAATGTCTCTTCATTGACAATAACATTGCCTTTGTCTGTGTGATGTTTAGGTTTCCAACCTTTCTCCATCAGTCTTTCTGCAATCTGTTTACGTGAAGCTATGTTAAATGGAATGTACTTTACTTTTGTTTTTAGTTGTAACTCTTTTGGTGGAAACATCTCAGTAGCTTTGGCAACCAAGCTGTCTTCTTCTTCTTGCAACTCAGACAGTAAGAGCATAGCACCACGAAGGTTAAGTGTGAAGCCATTCTTCTCCTGCTGATCTACGATTGCACGTACACAGTTCTCTAGTCTTTTACTTTTACTAGAAAACTTAGCACCCTCTTTATCAAGATGCTGTGCAACCTTATGTGTAAGCCTAACGTCCTGCTTACAGTACTCTAGCATTTCAGGTGTGTAGTATTCAAACTCCTGAAACTCTATCTTTGCAAACTCCAGTTGCTCACCCCATGCTTTGAGGGAGTGACCGCCTTCTCTGATTGGGTTATACAACTGTGATTCAATGAGGGTGTCACGGATTTGACGTAGCTGTATTGTAGAACCTGTTAGTCTGTTCAAGACAGGTGCATCAAAGCTAATGCCATTGTGCATTATAAATTGCTCTACATTCTTAGACCACGTTGCAAACTCGCGACACTCCTCACCTACCCATGACCACTCAGTACCGTTGTCATAGTCTCTGGCTACAATGCAGTGGATAACTGTAGCATCAATAGCATCTGTTTCAATATCTACAATAGCTTTCATATCTAGAAAGGAATATCCTGATTGTCTTCATTTTCAACAAAGGGATTATCAATCTGTGTCATGCGACCTGTTTGATTATCATAATGAAGATGCGTAGCTATTCCTGTGTCTCCTGTATATCTGTTCTTTAGAATACGTAGTGTAGTTGTGTTGGCTTCTACTGGATCATCAGCCTGTTGATTGCGCTCCAAGGCTATCACACTATCACTTAGATGAGCGATGGATGCTGACCCACGTAGATGCGATAGGCTCACCTCACGGCCATCCTCATGCCCCTTGTCACCTGATGGGCGACGTAGGTGGCTGACCAGTAGCAAGCCAATGCCTGTCTCTTCAACAAGAGAACGTAGCTTGGTCATAAGAATATCAATAGACTTACGCTCATCTCCATTGTCCTCTTGCCCAGAAACTAGAATAGATAGATGGTCGAGGAACACCCACTTGCAGTCCAAAGCCTTTGCCATGTACCGTACACGATCCAGTATCTCGTCGTTAGAGATAGAACCAAAGTGATCGAAGGCAAAGAACCTACCCGTTCCTACCGTCTTTTCCTGCCAATCATTTAGTTGTTCCTGTGTAAACTGATCTCTAATCTCCTTAATATATAGTCGAGCATTAGCTTCAACAGACATAATGTTAAAGGCAGTGCTTCGGATACTCTCTTCCAAAGCTAGTACACCAATGTTTGCTTTAGTGTTGCCCATAATGTAGTGCATCAGTTCTCTAATAATGCTGCTCTTACCCATGCCAGCACCGCTAGTGAACGTGACTAACTCACCTGTACGCATACCGTACGTCTTCTCATTAAGCTTGGACCAAGGGTAGGCCACAGTCTCAAAGTACGCTTCGTCGTACAGCGAAGAACCAAGATCACTAAGATTGATAATTCCTGCTGGTGTATAGGATTTAGCAGCCCACCATGTATCTACAAACTTCTGTCGTTGATTTGTTTTTAGATACTCATTGGCATCCTTCATATCAAGGGTGACAATCTTACACTTGTTAGGCTCAAACAGTTGAGCAACCTTAGTGGCTGCTTCTCTGCCTTCTTTGTCATTATCAAAACATAATACAACGCTGTCATACATATTAAGAAAGTCAAACTGTTCCTTACAGTTTTTAACTGCTGCCCCTGCACCATTCTTTAGTGAGACTACGGGCCACTTTGATCCGAGCAGTTCATACGCAGACATAGCATCTAGTTCACCCTCGCATACGGTAACGTACTTTGCTTTGCGAGTAAACAAATGCTGCCCAAACAATCCTGCACCTGACAGGTTGCCTTCAGACCAAAACTTCTTGTCGGCAGTAGACCTAATCTTTCGACCGATCACCTCGCCATCTGGCCCACGATAGTTATACAAATGGTGTGTGATGTTTGCGTTGTCTTTAATGACCGACGCCCCAAAAATTTTGGCAGTCTCTGCTGTAATCTTTCGATCACCAAGGTCAGATATAACTGCATTGTTATAACTGTTCATTGGTTTTGATTTATCTATAGCTACTACTGTATTTGTTTGCATACTTATTTCCTCATCGGCTGGTATAAATGCTTCGCATTTGTGACAGTATTGATGGCCGTCTGAATACAATGAGTTGGCATCAGAAGACCCACACGCTTCACATGGAAGGTGCCTTACAAAAGTTCCTGTATCTGACATGGGTTACTCGCTATTGGAAAACGATTGAGTAAAGATTTTTACTATCTATTTTAAGAGCATAACATAATGTGTTACGAAAGTCAAGAGCCTCTATTGCATTTCCTCTTGTATCGAAGGTGTCTACTATAGTTTTTGTTTTTGTATTCTGTACTCTCCATTTCTTATTCATTACAAAGACCTCTGGTGATTTTTCCAAGCATCTCTAATAAGTTCTTTACGATACTCTGCTATTTCTTTTTCGATTGTAACTAATGTTTCTATTTGATCTAGCATTTCTAGCTTCTTAAAGTCATCTTGTGCAGACAATACTACACCATTTGAATATCTAATTGCAAACAACTGTTCCATTTCTAAACCTCTTGTTGGTTAATTAAAGCGTTCCACGAAATAGGAAACTGTTTCTTTAGTAACGAGTTCATTTCCTGCGCTATGATTCTAGTTTCCAGTTGGGTATCTTCTGCAAGACGCAGCTTACATACCCTAGCAAAGGCAGCTATACTACCGCTCCAGTACCACTCAGTCATGGTAGACTGTGGCAACACTGCCCTAGCCTGTTCCTCACATACCTTTAAATCTAGTAAGGATTTATATACTTGAAAACATTCCCATATTGCATCTTTATACTTGCCGCCTACAATCTGCTGCGACATAACTAACTCATCTGAAGAGCCTTGCTTCTTATCTTCTGAAGCTTTGCGCCACTCTTCAGGAACCCACATCTCTGGATCATCAGACACATAGCGTCGGCTCACCTCGTTCCACACCAAGCCTACCTGATGCTTGCCTAACTGTCTAGCTACAAAGATAGGAGCCTTCATGTGGAACTGTGCAGAGCAATGGCCGAACGGTGTCCAGTGATTGTGCTTGGCAAGATAGTTAATTAACTTAATATCTTTGTCAGAAATTGGTTTGCTTTTGGGTGATCGTTTGTTGAATGATACTCGCGCTGCGTTTGCAACAGTAATATCATTACCCATATAATCTATAAGTTTAACTGTCATTCAGTTGTCCTAACATCCATTGTGCAATTTTCATATGTTCTTTTGCTGTTGCGT